AGCGGATCTGAGAGCGGGAAACAGCTTTCGTTTGTAATGGTCGATTTGTATCAAACTCAGCCATACAGGTACAAGATTTTAGATTGGGCCGTTGCCCGCTTTGAAAAAGCAATAAAAGAGGGCTATCCTGATTTAATGGGAAGCGTATTTGGCATTTATTACAGCAAAGATCATTTATTTGCTAAACGGATGAGGGGGAGGCTATGATTAGATGTTTGCTTATCTTGAGTTTATTTTTTGTGCTCACGTCTTGCGCATCGAAAAAGATAATGAAGAATTGCAAAAACGTAGACGGGGAATTTTACGTTTGTGAAAAACCATAAGGGGGGAATATGCCTATAGAACAAAAGCCGTGGTATCAGTCGAAAGTCGTACTTGTAAACCTTGTGATGGGTATGGTTATGATGGTCTCTCAGTTTAGCCCAGAGCTAGCTGAAGTGCTTAAGCAATACCTTGGAACAGAGGCGGCAATCGGATGGGCGCTAATCAATATCGTTTTGCGTCTATTTAAGTCAAACGTTGTACTGTGATTGGTTCAATCATTAACCTATTGGGAGCGGGCCTTTCTCTTTGGGATAACAAAGAAAAAAGTAAGTACCAAGACAGGTATATCGAACTTAGGCGGAGGATATATGAGGAAGAAAATAAAAATCCCGCTGATATTGATGACAGTGTGCTCGATAATTTATATTTCGAGCTGCGCCTCCTCAGTGATAGCTTCAGTGCCCGCGTTGGAGAAAAGAACACTCCGCCTAAGCCGTGAAAAACCAGGATTTGCTGAGTACCAGTACCGTGTATGTGTTGCTCATTTTATTTGGTGTACAGAGTACAAAATGAAAAAAGATTTTTATGATCTTAAAGACCCTAGTGTTAATAATAAACTTATTGATATTGGCTTCGTTTTGGTTGTGAAGGAGAGACGTTAAATGCCTACAAGTACCTCAAACATGGATCTTAAGATCCCTCTCGCTGGAGAGAGCGACTATGCCACCTCTGTTTCAACCTCCTTCACAAACGTTGATAACCACGATCACTCAAGCGGTAAGGGAACGCAAATCATAACGGGCGGAATCACCGATTTGGCTGTGACTTCGGCAAAGTTAGCAGCTGGCGCAGTTATCACGACAAAGATAACAGACGCCAACGTTACAAGAGCAAAGCTAGAATCTGTTGGTCAACAAATATCATCTTCTAGTGGATCGCACTCTGTCACAACACTGGCTGACGTAACCAATCTTTCTATAAACATTACAACTACTGGACGACCAGTAATGATTTTCTTAATTCCAACTAATTTAGCTGGCGTTTCTGGTAATTTTATCATGTCCTCAAATGCTGCAAGTAACACGTCTATGACAATCACATTAACCAGAGGAGCAACAGACATTGCTATTTGGGTGGCCTCTCATACTGGGTCAACAGGTCATTCAGTAACAATGTTACCCTCAATTATTCATATTGATCCAATAGCGGCTGGAACTTACACTTACAAAATTAGAGCCGTGGCCAATACAGCTTCGGGTCAAGCATACGCAATCAATGATGTACGCTTAGCGGCTTACGAATTATAGGGGGGAACGTTAAAATGATGAACAAAAAAATGATGGCCATGAAAATGATGGGAAAAGAAAAGCCTATGCTGGATTATTCCAAGCTAAAAATGGGCAAAATGAGCAAAATGGATGAAATGGAAGAAGGCAAGGGCTTTGTATCCATGATGGTTACTCCCGAAGAGAAGAAAATGATTCTTGAAATGCGTGGAGAAGAAGAGGAAGAAATGGAAGACGATTCCATGGAAGAAAAAATTCCCATGATGAAAAAAGGAATGAAGGAGTATTAAATGGGCCTTAATCCTCGGTTTCAGGGAATAATAAGACAGTATAGACCGATCGAAAATACCGAAAATACGGTTAGGATTAGAGCACTAGAGGAGGGCCAAAACGTCCAGCCTCCTCAAGTCCAGCCAATGCCCGCTTTGCCTCCGCAAAATATGAATTTTAATAGTAGGTTGGTTTCTAATCAAACAATACTGCCGACCGGTCCTGCGAGGGAACAGAGGATGCCAACAAAGGAGGAGATGGAATCTCTATCAAAATGGCACCCAAGATTTATGCCGGAATGGCAAAAAGACTATATTTTCAGGGGAAGAAGATTAAGAGCATTAAAATATTTTTAAGGGGAAAAAATGAACTTAAGCCAATTAAGAGCAATGGCAAGAGCGGAGGCGGATGAGCAAAGTACTGGCTTCATTGGAGACGCTGAGCTCGACACGTTCATTAACCGCGGGTTTCGCTATGTATATTCCAAGCTAATCACTCAGTTTCAGGATTATTTCATTGTTAAGGGGACCGTTGGAAACGGCGGGCTCATAACGGTTGTTTCCGGTACAAACGAGTATAGCTTGCCAACTACTCACCAAAAGCTAGTGCGAGTTGAGCGACGGGATTCAAATGATACCAATGAAAACAATTGGAGAATCCTAGAGAGAAACAATATTGGCAATGACCAAATGAATGACTATTACCCTGTAAGAGAGGGTCGAGATCTTGGCTTTGGTTATTTTATTGCTGGAAACAAGATCTTTTTAAGGCCAGTGCCTTCTAGTGGTTTTCACTTAAGACTTTGGTTTATTCCAAGGCTAACAGAGTTAACAGCAACAACGGATGAGCCGTCTATTCCGGTTGAATACCATGAGTTGATCGCCTCTTATGCCTCTATTATGTGCTTAAAGAAATCAGGCGAATCAATTTGGCGTGAAAACATGGAACACTTCCAAATTGATCTAGAAAATCTTATTTCATCTTCCTTGCACCGTGTGCACTCACCTGAACAGATGATTGTTACAGATGATTCAGATTATTACACTGGAGGGAGCTATTAGTGTTTTCATGGAGTACACTATCAATTCCTAGATTGTATGGTTTAGACCTGAAAACAAACGTTGTTGACGTTACAGATGGCTTTTCCCTTGGGTGCGAGAATGTTTTTCAAAATAATATTGGTGTAATAGCAAAGAGACGGGGAAACTCTGTTGCTTTTGAGAAAGATCACACGTCCTCTAGTCCTGTCCGAGAAATTGGATCTTGTATAATAAACGGAACAAAGTTCTACTTTAAGTTTATCGGAACTTCCTTCTTTCACGCTACAGCCTCAGATTCAACGGCTGTAACCACTGAGATTGCAAGCGCGGTCGCGGCTTCCGGCGATATATATTGGGCAACGCTAAACAATAAATTGTATTTTGTTGATGGAACTAGTGCCTTAAAGTTCTTTGACGGAACAACAATAAAAACTAGCCTGATTTACCAGAGACCAACTGTCACAATGACATCGTCCGGCGGAACCGGATTTGATTATTCCTACACAGTAGACAATGGGCTTGGTGAATCTCCGATAAATACGAATAACTTTCCCTTAAATCAAGGCGCAACTATTGTTGCTACCATTCCAGCAAACACCGGCCCGCAAACTTTGCAAATTGGAGATAGAATAAGGGTATATTCTAAGCCAACGTCAACCGTGGCTCAATGGAGAAACGTAACACCTACAAGTGGTTCAACGGCTGAGCTCTCCTTTTCGAGCGATGCCTCTGGAGGATACGCAACAATAACCTCAACAGCGACACCTCCCTATGAAATAAGCACAATTGCACTAACGGAAGATTCTATAGTTTTATACACCGATCTTGGAGTAGCAATTAACACAAGCGCACCAACAGCTTTAACAGGGATCACGGCGCATTATGGCCGTTTAGTCGGATGGAAAGGCTCCTCTGTATTTTGCTCTAAGGTTACAAACTCAGATTCATGGCCATCTGATTCGGCGTTAAGGGAGGCATTTACATATGGTTTTTTTACTGGAGACGGCGAAAACATAACAGTTTGCAAGTCTTATAAAGAGTCCCTTTATGTGTTTAAAGACACAAAGCTAGCAGCGTTTGGAGGCGTCGGGCCGGATGATACCGCAAACAACGCTTTCACATTTAGAAGAATAGAAACAAATGGGATTGGATGCGTTGCCGGGAAGTCGATTCAGGTAGTCGGAGACGATGAAACCACAAACAATTACCTTGTATGGCTTTCAAACCAGGGGTTTTATGCTTCGAATGGAGATACTCCGCTTCGAATAGGAGAAGATATTGAAACTCAGGTTGTCCCGGTTTCTCTCTCTAATAAAAGGCTATCGGTCTCTTTTTACCACGCAAGAGACGGCTTCTATTACTGCTTTGTAGGAACCGCTTCCAGTAAAGACGGCTGGATTCTAGACGTTACAAAGGATAAGCAAACAAAAGTCGGCTGGTTTAATGTAGTTAATATAAATCCAACGTGTATTCATTGGGACGATGATAAATATATATTTGGAAATAATACTGGATTTTGTGCCGTTGAAAGAACTTCCGGCACTGCTTCAGATTTCTCCGATATAAGAACAGAATATATTGCAGCGGCGTCAATCAACACTGGAAGCGACCAAATAACTGTTGCGACCTCTTATCAAACTGGAGATGAAATAACGATAAGAACAACCGGAACAATTCCAGGCGGCTTAACTGCAAATAGTAACCTGTTTGTGATCCGTGTCTCTTCAACCGTAATTAAGCTGGCTACTTCTTCAGCTAACGCAACAAATGGAATAGCGATAAATATCACAAGCCAGGGAACTGGAACGCACACGCTAGTTTCTAAACAGGCAATAAGTGCCTTTTATTCAACGAACTGGATCAACTTCAATACTGTCTCCAAGGTTAAAAAGCTACAAAAGCCAATGGTACTACTTAACGCCTCGGCGTCTTTAATTAACCTAGATATGACTATCGCGGTTGATTGGTATGAGAGTTTTTTTGACCCGCATGTGATCTCTGTTACCTCTAATCATTTATGGGGTGACAATAATTGGGGCGACTTTATTTGGGCGGCTGGATCCAATGCCACGCCAAGGAACATTGCAATCGCTAGAAGAAAGTGCCGATCCATTCGCTATAAGTTTTCAAACAATACACTTAATCAGGATTTTAACTTGAAAGGTCTAGCTCTAGGCTATGACCTCATAAGAAACAGAGGAGAGTTCGGTTGAAGCTATTTGATTATGGAGACGATCAAAACCGCTCTTGGTTTCAGCAGATCTTGGAATGGTCTCGCAAAAAGATTTCCATTGATGATAATCTTGACTGTATTATTCTAAGCGTGAACGTTGCTACTACTGAAACCGTTGTTGACCATACGCTTGGACGTGTTCCCCGTGGAATTATACCAATTTTGCAATACCCGAACAACATTACAGAAATGTCATGGACGCAGGAACCGACAAACCAGAAATTGTTTATAAAACAGCGTGTTGCTGGTAAAATAACACTATTGATTTTCTAGGGAGAGAAAAATGGGATTTATTAAAAAAGTCTTTGGATATACTCCAGCCGGATTAGTTGCAAAAGAGTTTGACTTGTTTGGAGACCGGGCAAGATCTGAAGCCGACGAACTTCAAAGAAGACAAGCGGACTTGCGCACTCAAGGAAAGCGAAGGCAGCTTGAGCTATTAAGATCCAAAAGAGGCCCTGTTGTTACTCCACAAATGGAAGCTAGAATTAAGGCATTGGAAGATGAGTCCAAATTGCCGTTTCACCTAGATCCAAACGTGCAAGCGGACTATAGGCGGGCAACAGTAGGCGGAGCTCAGGCCCTTTCTGGTATTCAAAACGAACAGCTTGCAAGTGGAGCCCGCGGGGGCTTTTCTAACGTTGGTTCGATCTCGGACGTTTACGACCGTTTGGGCGTTCAGCTAGCAGACCTAGGACAAAAACAACAGGTAATGAAAGAGCAAAAGAGAGACATAGCAGCAGCGGCTAGACAGGACATAGCGGACGCCCAAATTGCTTATGAAAACTCACTAAAAGACGCAGAGGCGGCAATTGAAGCTGGAGACACGCAAGCAATGATGGCGGCCCTAAACCAAGCGTATGCTGCAAAAGACGCAATTAGAGCAAGATCGCAGCAATTACTGTTGGGAGGAATCCAAACTGGAGTTGGTGCATTTGCAGGAAGCCCAGGAACAGCTAAGGCTGGAGTTGATAACATTTCTTCGGCTGGCGGAAAGACTTATGGCGGCTATCAATACGGCTCTCCGTCTGGGTCCGTTGCTGGCGCTGGAGGCTTTGGGCCAGGCGTTTCCGCTGGCGGATACAAACCTTCTTACCAATACCGTTAAGGGAGAATTATGGAAGAATTAGATCAAAACGAGCTAAGTTATGATGACCCACTAGAGGATCTCGCTCTTAGAAGAAAACTAAGGCAGCAATATTTGAGCTCATTAGAGCAATCAAATAACCCTATGGCTAACATGGCAATCAAGTTAGCTGGAGGCGGTATTGATACGCTTTCAAGATACTATGCGAACAGAAGGCCCATGGAAATTCTTACCGGAATTTCGTCCTCTCCAGGGTACACAACAAACGCAAGAGAAGAATTTGCAGCAATTCAAAACGCAAATAGACAAAGAGCCCTAGATCAAGGCGCTATGCTTAAAACATTAGAAGCTGAAGCCACAAGGCGCAAAAACGCTGAGATTATGGCTGAATATAGAAAAGCAATGATGGAACAAACTGGAGAGATAAAGAGAGCTCAGCTAGGCGTTGAGTCACAAAAGGCGCAGCAATTAAGAGAGCAAAAAGAAAAAGAACTTGAGCAAAAAGAAAGAGAGTTTCAAGAAAAAATCAGGCAGTTCAACGAAAACTTGAAGGTTAAAAAGCAAAAAGCAGCAGGCGGAGGAAAAGGAAAAGATGACGGAGGAATTGCTCAAGGTTCAAAGGAAAAAGTCGCTGCTCTTTCCGATGCGCTTAGGTCTCTAACTGATTATGAGGCCGCTTTTGATAGAGGTGGCCGGAGGGGTAGAATAAATCCTGACACATGGGGAATTGGCTCTTTTATTAGCTCCTCTCCGATTGATGAGGCGACAACAAAATTAGTTGATGACATTGGAAGGATGAGATCCGGCGGTGCTGTTACTCAAGACGAGGAAGCTAGATTTTTGCAAATGTTACCGAGATCCGGCGACAGTGACGTTGATGCTCGCAGAAAGCTAGCAAATCTTAGAAAAGAGTTTATGAATAAACTCAGTGTATATGGAGCAACTCCAAGTGTTCTTAGTAAAATAGGCGTTTCTGGAATTGAGTTCGAAAACACAGTAAGGGTGGTTTCTCCAGAGGGTAAAATAGGCAGAATACCAAAGGAAAATCTTAAAAAAGCACTAACTCAAGGATACAGGGTGGTTGAATAATGAAACACAACGACGTTGGTTTTGTTGAAGAAAGTGATCTCGGCTTCGCTGAAGAGCCACAGGCAGACAATGACCAAAATGCTTTTTTCAAATTCCTTGATTTTATTGATTCGGTTTCTGGAGCTCCAACTAGAGCCGGAATAGTTCATGGTCCAAAAGCATTTTTCTCGCAATTTGGTAGAAACCCAAAGGGAGCTCCAAGCGCTGAAGAGACCGCGGCTAGTTTGGGATTTTCTACAGAGCCCATTGAACTACCAAAAACGATAGGATTTGAAGACGCTCCGCCGGTTAAGGTTTCTCCGGCTGAAATGGCGGCTATTCCTGTTTCTATGGTAGCGGATTGGACAAATTTAATTCCTCTTGTTGGCCCGGCGCTTCGGGGGGCAAAAAATATTGGTAAACTTTCTCAATCCGGCGCTCTTGGAGGAAAAACACTTAAACAGGGAGCAGAAACGGCCCAGGCTGCACAGGTTGTTCGAGAATCTGCGCCGGAAATCAAAGAAGTCGCAAAACGGCTCAACGTCCCTGTGTTTGAGGGCCAATTATATAAAGATCTTTTCACTCAGGCCGCGGAGGGTGTATTGCAAACCTCTCCGTCACATCTTGCTAGATCAAGACAAAATAAATTATTACGCGCACTAGAGTCTTTACAAGATCAAGCTAGAAGTATTGTCCCCCCCTCTGGAGTTACTGCATACGAGGCCGGATCTGGGGCAAAAGAGGCCATGCTAAAACAAGCTAACGAACAGAAAGCCTTGTTTTCGAAATTATATGAAACAATAAGAGAATCAACTCAACACATTCCCGTTTCAGAAAGATCACGCAAAGCTATTTCAAGAAATGTCTCTAGATTACCAGGCACAAAATTTGATTTATCTCCAGCAAAATCACTAATCGAAAAAGTAGCAGGAGACATTAACAAAATACAGACCGTTGATGATATTAAACTACTTAGAACAGAGTTAAATCGAGCTCTTTCTCAAACAGCCAGTCGCGCTGAATACAGCGCAGTAGGAGACATTTCTAGAAGACTAAAAGCCCTAGAAGAAGGAACCGTAATCAGGGCCGCTGAAATAATGGCTAGAGATACAAAAGACCCAGCTGTAAAGCAGATGATATTGTCTCTTATAGACACAAGAAGAGCAACGGATGCCCAATATAGAGAGTTTATGGATGGCCTTAGTAAACTGTCTAAGGGAATGGGAAAATCTAAAATTAAATCTTCAGACGATGCAATCCGGTTCATAAGCGGATTGGATTCTGAAAAAATAGCCAACAGATTGTTTCAGAAAAACAACGTTGAGTTTATGCAATTTTTAAAAGGAAAGCACCCAGAGCAATTAAATTCAATATTTCAATTACAAAAGTCAGAAATTTTGAAAAAGGTTACAACTGGAGATGAGATAAATATTAAGAGACTTATTAAGGAAGTTAATAATATTCCAAAAGAGATAAAAGAAATGATGTTCAATGCTAGTGAATTGAACAAGCTAGAAGATATGGGAAAATACCTATATTCAATGCCGCCGCACTTGAATCCGTCTAAGACGGCAATTGCTCAAGAATATCTCTCTTTCTTCAGAAATCCATTTGCCGCTGCTACTACAAACATTCGAGATGCGGCGCTTAGGCTATATCTATCCGGCAAGGCAACGACCTATGAGGATGCTTTTAATATGGCTCAAAAAATAGCAGAAAAAGGCAAAAAGCCTGGTATGGTTTCTCTTGGCGCTACTAGGGCCAAAGTAGGATTAACAGAAGAAAACAAAGTTAAAAACAATAGAATCAAAGCATTAGAGGAATAAATGGAATTTATATCAATCACTATTTTCTTTGCACTCATTGTCGGCTGGATAGAGTGGAAGTCTTATCAGGTGCAAAAGCAAAACAAGATAAATGATGCGAACATTAGAGCGCTTCATGAGGCGATAATCGACTTTTTGAAATGTACAAAAGAGATAAAAGACGGGCAAATTCTAATTCAAGAGTCATTGAACGCTCAAAGCGAGTTCATACTTAAGGCCCACACGGATTTGGGAACAATTGTAAAAGAGTATGAAGTTAATGGAGTCCCCCTTGGCTATGATAGAAAAGGCGGAAAATTTGACTACGTTGAGGGCTTATGAAAAAAACCGTTTACGACCACTTTAATGCCTACTTAAAAGATCCCGATCTTAGCGCCTCTGATTTGATTTCTTGTCTAGAAAAGATGAGAAGTAATTGGACACAGCAAAGGCAAAATGAGCACGATCAAAGGTGGCGTCAATCTCTAGCGTTCTATGCTGGCCATCATAACATTAGAAACTTCTCTAGGACAGGGAACCAGTACAGGGTCGAGTTAAAAGAAAACCATACCAATAACATTGTACAGCGAATGGTCTCTGTATTTGTTCAAAACATGCCGATCACTAGGGTTTTTCCTGCTTCGGATTCATCTAAGGACGTAAAGGATGCTGAAAACTGCGAATCTTACATCAAGTATTTTTACAAAACAAAAGACCTAGAAAACAAGTACGCGAAGTTCGTAAAGAGTTGCACCATTTTCGGAAATGCTTTTTTGTTTAGGCAATACGACCCTTATGCGGGCGGATCAATGCTATTAAGCGAAGATGAGGGCGGAGAGAATAAAATAAAGAAATGGCGCGGCGATGTTAAGATTGAGATCGACGATCCATTCCGCATTGCTGTACGGCTTGGAATAGATGAAATGTCTGATATGTACGACTTTTTTAGATCCGTTCCAGCAAACAAGTCTGAGCTAGAGGCGGAACATGGATCTATAGATTCTGAATCCGTTGTTGCTATCAATGCTTACAATGGGCAACTCCGAACGGACGATGATTTAATACAAGTACACCACTATTATCATAAGCCTACGAGTTGGTGCGATGAGGGAATCTATGTTTGTTATGCTGGCAAAAAGGTTCTAAAGGGAATGACCTGGCCATACAAGTCGCACTCCCTTCCAATTGAGCATTTGTCATTTGACAAGCCTCCCATGTGCTTTTGGGGCTTATCAACTATAGATCAAGTAATGGATTTGCAAGAGCAAGTAAATAGGGCCGCTTCGATGATTATTGAAGCCAGAAACCTTATTGCTCGCCCGCGGGTTTTAGTGTCGGAAGAGGCAAAGATACCAGGCCAAGCGTTTTCAGATCGTCCTGGTGATATTATCCGCTATAAGCAATCGGGCGGAAAGCCAGAGTTTTATGTTCCAAACTTTAACTTTACGGAGCTCGCAAACCACAAGGCGGACGTGAGAGCGGCTTTACAGCAAGTTTCTGGTATGAGCTCAGCCTCCAGAGGAGAGATCCCAGCGGCTACCAAGACGGCTTTAGCGTTGCAGCTTGTACTTGAGCAAGATAGATCGCAATGGGCTCCATTTGTTAAGCTATTCTATCGTTCAATTCAGGAAACAAACCGAGGGATACTAGATATTGCGGCTCAATACTTCACAGAAGACGATCCGCGAGTGATTAAAGTTGAAAAGCTGAATAGGTTTGAAACCGCTACTTTCCACGGCGGAATGGTCCCCTCTGAGCTAGACGTTTGGCTAGAGGACACTAATCCATTAGGCTGGACGGCAAGCGGTCGAATCGAAGCCGTACAAAACTTAGTACAGGCTGGAGTCCTAAAAGATAACGATCAAGTGCTAGAGATGTTAAAGCTAAACAATCCAAATTCTGCATACAAAGAGCAAACCATTGCTAGAGCAACGGCTCAAAAAGAGAATGAACTGCTTAAAAAGGGGATATTTGTTGAGGTTGAGAGCGAAGATATTGACCCAATTCACATTAACGAGCACGCCGTTGAAATGATGACCGTGGAATACAAGAGCTTTCCGCCGTTTATTAAAAAGCTATTTGAAGATCACATAAACATTCATAAATCGAGATTGCCGCAACAACCAGTTCCGCCGGATCAGGTATCTAGCCCACAAAAGCTAGATCTATCCGAGCAACTTGCACCTCCTGAGGCAAAAATAGAGGAGCTCATTGGGGGATAGATGAGAAACGAAAAGAGATTACAGGCGCTCAATAAAATCATGGGCTATGAGCCCGAAGATGTCGCTAATGTATTGTCTCCTTTAGACATCGCTCAGATACCAGTGAATATTTACGAATCTTTAGTAAACGCACCTATCCGCGCTGGAATAGGCGCGGCTATTACAAATGAGCCCATCTTGCCAGCGATGCAAAGACAGTTTGGAGAGGACCCAGAATTGGCTCCAGACTTTGGAACCTTGGAAAACATTGCTTTGGATCCAACTTCTATTTTTGGGGCTGCTAGTGGAGCGGCAAAACTTGGCCCTCAAGCGATAAAGCGGATTAAAGCGTTAAACCAAGCAGGTGGGATTGACCTTGAGCCGCTTAAAATACTTTCTGGATTGAAAAAACTAGAAAATGAAAATGTAAAGTTTGCCTTAAACAAGGCCGCCAAAGACTTTTACGGAAAAACGTCAAATTTTAACGAAGCTGGATATGTAGGACACGCTGGCGACTATTATGATTTAAGTGGTAGGCATTGGAATAGAGAGGAAGCGGCTAGATTTCCCTCTCAATTTTATAATCAAAGAATGGTAGATCACTCAGAAATTCCAGACGCAGCAATTGATATTATAAAAAACGAGATCCCAGAGGAATTGATCTACAATGAAGAGACCTCAAGATTGCTTGGAGATGACCCATTAAAAAGGCTCTTTATGTACGGCGGTAAAATCATAAGAAATTATCCTGGCGTTGGAATGGAGACAATGAGAGCGCCAACAGAAATTCAAATAAGGCGCATAATTCCAAAACATAATACGCTTCACAGGGGAGATCCATTTTTTCTAGATACGTTTAATCCAGAAAGCAATGCCTTTAATTCAATTGAATTACAAAAGCCATCTATGAGTGCGCTAATAAAGGCGCTTAAAGAATTAGGATTAAAAGAATAAAAAATGACAATCAAACGCTCACAGCTTCCAGAAAAGTTCGGAAAGATAACCGGCCAGGAATGGCCGGATGAAAGGCTATGGATGGCCGCCTACCAAGTTCCCAATTTTATAAATATGGGAAAAAAGAACATTTACATGAATAGAGCCATGTTCTTAAATATGGACGCCGCTCTCAATAACCTAAGAGTATTTAACATTGCCCATGAACTAGATGAGTTTAACGGATGCTTCAATATTCGCTCAGTTAGAGGAGTGCCTGGCCTTATGTCGGTGCACTCATGGGGCCTAGCTATTGATGTAAACGGCTCTAGAAATCCGCTGGGGGCTCAAAGTACACTTTCCAGGCTCTTTGTTAAGTGCTTTAAAGACGCAGGATTTTATTGGGGAGGTGACTATCGCCGTCCAGATCCAATGCATTTTACTATTGTTGATGAGGCTAGGTGAAGTGTTAAACGCGCTTTCTTAGCGTATCCTTCTTAGTTGCAGAGATAAGGTTAACTCTTCCCCTCTCACGGGCTCCACAGCTTACGCAAATATAAACCTGGTACTTGCCGCTTTCTTTCCAAGTAAAGCCGTTTTTAACAAACTCAGTGGATCCACAGCTGCAAACAATGTCTAGCTCTTTAGTGTACAGGTTGAAGTTAATGTGATTAGACCACGGATAGATCCGCTCATAGAGCTCCCTTGTCGCTGCAATGTCATTGATATTGTACTTTTTGAGCTCTTCCCAAGCGCCCTTTTCTCCACTTCTTAAAGCGTGAAAAAGGGACATTCCAGGGTATTTCTCATGCTTTGTTTTGCGGTTTTTACACTCTAGAAACTCTAGGAGATATTCGAGGGAGTTTGAGGAGACTTTAAAATGTTTCTTAGCCATCTTTAGCGTATCAATGTGCTTGTCTGGCTTAATTGGTTTAAAGCCGTGTTTAATAAAGCGGGTGTTAAGTTTTGGAAAGTCAAAGCCTTGGGAGTTGTGGCCTAAGAAAATGTCGCACTCATTTATTAGATCCCAAATCTCTTGCAGTATTTTCTTTTCGTCCCTTAAGTCTTTGGCGTTACGTTGATCTTGATAATATACCTTACTTTCGCCTACCCATTGGGCCGCGTATGAAATGATTGACCAATCTTTAACAATATTCTTGTGGTTTAATTTTGGGTCATAGAGGTCAAAGCAAAAGACCTCCATAGGCATAACCTCAATGTCGACAAGCAGGATTTTGGGTCCATTCTTTGGCGCCATTCCATAATAGTGATGGAAATCAATGACAAATAATAATTATTTTCTTCTTTTTTTATGAAAAGATCGCTTTCGGCGGTGTCGACCGCGTTTTAGCTTGGCGAGCTCCGATTTCATGATGCCGCAAAGATCTGTCTCATCCATGGGCAAATTATAGCATGGTAGACCAAATCCATGGCAAACTGGTTGTGTTTATACACGCTTTAGGCTATCAAAAAGACACACGTTCCCTGAGCCTTGCTCTTACTTCATGAATTTTGACTGTTTCTTTATTTTCGTATTTTGCTAAGCCTCTAAGCCAGTCATCCAATTCCTTGATTGTAAGGTAGTATTCGACTCCATTTAAGGCAAAGTCAAAGTCTTCCCGATCTTCAGGTAAGTTGAAACTAATTGTTGCTTTCATAGCGCACCCCAAAGAAACATTAGCGCAAACAAAATCGTCATGAATATAGCTAGTTTAGTTTTTAACTCTCCAAATATCAGCATTGCAAAGAAAAACATTGACCCTATGATGTTAATTATTTGTGTTTTTTCCATTTGCTACTCTCCTTCCATGCTCAAATCCGATCTTGAACATTTCTAGTTCTCGAATGGTGCAGTTTTCTAAGTCTGGATCTCCTAGATCTTTTTCAAATTGTATCCCGCACTTTGGGCACTCACAGAGGAGTCTGCTTTCAGTGTCTATTTGGAGAAATGTTCCAGTGCCGGTGCACATAGAATGGTTTTCTCTGGAGGAATATAGAATCCCGCAATGGGCGCACTTTATTAAATTTTCACCGATTGATTGCTCGTTCATTTCTTCTCTATCCATTCTCGTATTAAAATTTCAGGATTAAGATACTTACTCTTTTCGATTAGCCAGCAAATGGCTTTATAGATTAGTGATTCGTTGCTCATTCCTTTTTACCTACCTTGTAAACCCCGCCACAATTGTAGGAAACGTACTCCATTATTCTTACTTCCCCTTTACCAGTCGGGCAATAATACGAAATGGGTTTATCATAGCACGTCTCACAGAAAGTAAAGTCCTGCTCTGGTTCCAGTTGTATTTCTTTTTGCGGCTCTTCAAAACAAAGATATACCGTTTCTTTTCCCCAGTTGCTAATGACCTTGATTTTGTGGTCCCTAATCATTCCTTTACCCTTTTGAAAAACATAACCATGTTCCGAACTGGTACACTCCTGCCAATCGTGTGATATTCTTTTACTTCAGTAGAAACCAATTCCCACCCTTTGCTCCCTAATTCATTTAGTTGTGTCTTCACGTCATAATTCAAGCAACCGTCAAAGTCATGTGACTCTTCAAGGAAGTATTCCCAACTGTTTCTTGTTTGCTTCCATAAGAATGGAGTTTGCTCGTTCATTCTTTCACCCTCAACTTAATATTCTGTGTTGCAAATTCTTCCCTTATGTATTCGCTGCAAATACCGTAAGGAACGCCTTTCGATTTGCAGTATGAGTATCTTGAATATGCAGAAATGACTATTGATAAAATCATCGTAACAGCTACTAAAAACAGTATTGCAAAACCAATAACAAGCACATAATCAATTGGTTCGCGATGATTCATCTTTTACGCCCTTTAAATTCTTAACCGCCTTTTTAAACCCGTGTGCTTCTATTACAAATCGAGTCGCGAAGAAAACGGCAACAACAGATATTGCTAGTTGCACCCATAAAAGAATGTCTCTAATTGTTTCTACTGTTTCTTTATTCATTTATTCCTCAATAATTGGCATATCCTCAAACGAGACCGATTCAGAATAGTAACCATTAGATGACCCATACCATCTAACTGTGATCGACCCCTTGATTGTACTCAGCTTATAAAACGTCCAAGTAAAACTTCCTTCGTCACTTTCTTTAAGCTCTTTTTGCGAAACCTCTTCTGCTAAAAGAATTTCGCTTCCAATAACGTCTTCAACGTCTCCAGTAATATCCTCTATGCTGCATTTTGCACAGCAATCGTCGTGATAACACCATTGATATTCTTTCCCCTCTTTTGTTTTCACAGAAACGTAATCTGAATCTTTCTGTAATCCATCTAATTCAATAATTGTTTGGCCCTTGAGGTCAGAAAACTTTGCTTCTGATTCATAGTTTTTAACGTAATCACCCACGTTGTTCCTCTCCCTTTATAAATTGCTCTCCTTATTCATTATAAAACAGCCCCTTACCAGGTAAAATCTTGTTTAATCTTAATAGTTTGTCTCTTGTCGGAATTCATTATATTTTTTAAGTTGTTCCTTTAACTCCTCAATCTCCTTAAGAAGTTGGGGAACAAGTTCATGCTCGAAGTATTTCCGATCTACCTCTGAGCCTAGATAATTTTGTTGGAGGATTTTTATCTCCTCCAATAACTCTTCCCGTGTCATCTCTTTCATTTTACTTCCTCACAACTTCATAAGTCTGCTCAAATATATCCGACTTGCTTGGGTAAAACCCTCTGGAAATTATTGGCAGTTATTTTTTGCCATGGCTTTTTTGGCAAAAAACGAAGCCTCCTCAAGTTTTGTTTTTACAATAGACATTTCTCTGCCTTCTGGACAAATTGACGAGATTTCCTCTAAAAGATTGTGAAACGCAATTGCAATTTTAGCGGCTTTTTCTTTGCCCTCTTGATTGAGCATATGTACTGCAAACTCAGGCCTTACGTTTAATTCATTAGTATTTTCCATTTTCTCTCCTTATTTATTACACATTATTTGCTTAACAAACTTTCGTTTGCCGCTCTCGCGCATCACGCTCCAATAGATTGCCGTTCCCCTTTTGGGCTCTTGGGCAATCACGCCATGCTCACGAATCCATTTATTCATAATCCGCACTGTACACTCCATGTTTGCGTGAACGTCTAGGAGCTCCTCATACCGTGTGAGTTTCTTACTCATACCGTAGCCGTTGCAGGATTCAGCAGAGACTTGCATGATTCCAGTGGAAATAACATTTCGCCCTTGGCGGTCATGGAAGGTCTCTCTATAGGTTGTAGAGGGATCAAAGTTAGATTCAAATTTTGCAATGGCCTGTATTAGCCGCAAATAGTTCAGCTTATTGTCTTCCCCAAAACACCACTCCAATCTATCTCTTGGATTAAAGGCTAGGAGCTCTTTGCCATAAGTTTCAAGGGCGTCAACTACAATGGGCGACCATTCGGGCTTCCATCCTTCGAGAGCGGGGTACGACTTCTTAACCTCTTGCGGCGTGGGAGGGGGGACCGTTGTGCAACTTAGCAACGTGTAAGTTAAAATGCTCCCTATTACCGCTCCAATTGATACGTTTTTCATTTTTTTCCCCTCCAAAAATAGTCACTAACGGCACAAATAATTATAACAATATTGACAAACATGATCCCGCCGACAATGTAATAGATCGCCAAGTTTTGCCAGGTCATAGAACCTCTAGAGTCTCAACAGTGATAGACGGCTTTCTGTACACTTCTAAGTCAACCCCGCTAAGTTCCTTCACTTTAGAATAGTCAACCGCTCCTTTGCGGCTTGTACGAAGCAAGCGGAGGCCATAAAATTTTGCCTTACTCGCTTCCGTTTTGGCAAGTATCGCCTTTTTTAGTTCATCCTGCTTTTCTTTTAGTTCGTTGATAGTTGAAACAACGCTAATGTATTCTTTCGCCATTAGCTCAAGATCGGCTCCGGTTAGCTCAATATACTCGCTAGGCGGCTCGGTATCCGTCTCGACGTAGTTCCAAAACTTCTTACACTCTTCCAGAATCCTGGCCTGATACTCCTTATCCTCTTTAACAACAACAACGGCAATGTCAGTGCCATCATAGGAAACATAGTGGGCGGTGTCGTAGCCCGTAACTAACATTTGAGCCTGAAGCTGGGCGGCGTATGTTTTGGGAACTTTGCCTAATACGGCTTGTTTATGTTTTTCCGCGCTGGGATACTTAAACTCTACTACTATCTCAGCCTCTCTATTTAGTCCGTCCAGGGAGGCGGAAAGAACTGGCCATTCCTTAAACTCTAAAACGGGAGCCTCAAGGGGAACGCCCATGAGCTCCTCATATAGTTTTCTAATAGCTGGTTCGGCGTCGATACCGCGTTGAGTTGCAAAGTTCCCGGCAAACGGCTCTTTGCGCTTCGTTTTTACAAGCCACAAATCTAGCGGCTTTTTAAAGTCGCATTCATTCATGATGGCCGGAACGTCGCTTGCTCCAATATGCTTGCGGCGAAATTCATGCCATTCACTTGATCTTTGTACTTGAGCGTTTTTATCTTCGTCTAGTAACCAGTTCATATTCCCACCTAAAATTAAAAAGAAACTTCTTCTTCTTCTTCTGCTGTTTCTGTTACTGGGAAAAAGCTACTAACCTCGGCCTTATCTCCGTAGGTTTCATCCCGCCTAATCTTTGTACGCACCCCAACACTTTTTCCAAAAATGGCTTCACAGCAGTCGAAAGGAGTTTCAAACGTTAGCCCCATCCCCATTTTTTCCAACATTGTTTTCAACTGTCCTAACCCAATCCCCGTGGCCTTTGGATTTGTGTTTTTAATATGAAAGTTATGAAAAATAACTCGGCCAGCATAACCTCCGTGGGCTACCCTGAGGCTAACAGCAATATATTCTCCCGTCCTGTCCTTCGTGTCCTTCACAATGGCGTCAGACACCGTGCAAATATACTTGCCTACCGGGATAACTTCATTTGTTACTGATTCAACTTCACTTAGATCGAACATTATTATTTTCTCCTTTTTTGTTTATTTTATTGAACATAGTGCCCAAATCATATTCAACCGCGTCTAGCTTGCCGGATCTATCCTTAGCTAGAATTGCGTCCGTTGGTGCGCAGATAAAACTGCGCTTGCCGTCGTTATCTACTTTTAAGTAAGTAACAATATCTAGAAACTGTGGAAGTTTATCGGAAATGCCTCCGATTAGGTCAAAGCCTACAAACCTTCGGCCTGAGTCGTCTTTTTCGATCTTGCTTAGAATGGTAAAGACAACGTGGTAATCTAGGTCTCTAAAGATCTTAACCACGTCTCTTGTCGCTTGCCCAAGTTCGCCGAACAAAACCAAAGAGTCTTTCCGGTCTGGATATTTCATTTTTAGCTTGTCATATAGACACTGGCTTATTTCAGTAAGCGAATCTAAAACAATTGTGTCATATTGCTTTTTAGCTTCGTCCGTTCGCAGGAACTTAAATATTTCCTTTAGTCTTTCGGCTCGGCTCTCTTTGGCAATCTCAATATCGTTATCGTCGCGTGTTCCGTCGATGAAAGGAATATTGTGATTATGCAGAGAGAGAAGACCTCCCTCGAAGCTGGCAACAATTGGTTTATAACCAGCTGCGAGAAGGCCAGCAACAGCGGTTGTTTTCCCCGCGCCTGATTGCCCATACACGGCAAGTTTAATTTTGTGCGAGTTTATTTGTTGAGTTGATTGAACTTTCATGCTTAAGTTTTCTCCTGTCCCAAAAACATAAAACAATAAAGGAAAAAATCAAATGAAAAAGCTAAACGCTTATTTGAAAAAGAACAAAAAACTTCATTACCGCTTTGCAGTAGAAGCTGGAGTGTCTCCAAATGCTGTATATAGTTGGATGACTGGAAAGACAAAGCCAAGCCTTGCCAATGCTTACAAGATTGAGAAGTATACCAAGGGCGAAGTAGACTTGTATTCCTGGGTTAAATAAAAAAACCGCCGGGCTATGACAGATAATAACCCAGCGGTTGCAACAGAGAATACTTAATAAAAAGCAGGTAACATGGCATTTGACAAAAGTAAACACCTCCCTTTCATAGAACTGAGCGAAATGGGCTATGTTGTGATCCCGGTTAAGGGAAAGGCAACGTTTGTAAAGGACTTTAATCATTGGGCAATTGATGGGATGCCCGAAGGGAAAGCCGAAGAGTTTTTCAATAAATATAAATTTCCAGAATATGGTATCGGCCTGGTGGCTGGACCCGCTTCAAATAACATTATTCTTTTAGATATAGATTCAATCAGCGAGGACATACAAAAGGCGGCTAGACGTTCCCCCTTAGAGAGAATCGGCGTAAGAGGCTGGGGAGCCGTGTTTATAAATAAAGATGGATTAACTAATACAGCAAGGGAGAGGCAAAATAAGAGTCTTTCTATTGATCCCTCCAAGAAACCAATCGAGGGAATTGAATTAAGAGCCGTTGGTCAATATCTAGTTATTCCTCCCAGTATTCACCCCGACTCAAAAGAGCCCTACAAGTGGAGAGGCCCCTCAATTGAATCCTTTGATCTGTCCGATATACCGGACTTCACAATTGAAGACCTAAACGCATTTAGTTTTATTTCTGGAGAGGGAATAACAAACGCAAGCGTAACGACTTCCCCCCTCACTGGGGGCCCATTTCCTCAAACGGATAAAACACGCTGCGCACACGGCTCGCAGAATAGGCTGAAGACCCTTGCCATGGGCTTAATTGCGGGAAAAACGAGCATTAACCAGGCAGTTGAGAAATTACTGGATTACGATAAGAAAAATCACCTAGGCATTTCTTACTTCGAAGATAAAACAAGATCGGACTGTAAAGCAGATCCATACTCAAATGCGCTCAAGTTCTATGCAAACCTACTTGAGACGGTAAACAGAAATCATTCTAGGAAAAGGGAGCCCGTTGAGATACCGACGGCTCTTCCGGTCGTGGAGTTTACAGGAAAAGTAGAGAAAGAGGCAATTATTTTGCCCCCAAAGAGTTTCCCGGAAGTTGGGGGCATTTTAAAACTGTTCAAAGATGCGATCATTTCTATCAGTAGAACAAAGCAGGACGCCCTGGCCCTTGGCGGAGCTCTAAGCATTGGAAGCGTTCTATGTGCAAACCGCTTTTCTCTAAACGGGAGTGCTGTACAGACAAGCCTTTACACTCTAAACGTTGGAAATTCAGGCATTGGCAAAAATGCTCCATACGTCTTTATATATAAGCTATTCGGCAAAGAGGGTTTGGGAGAGAATAACTTCCTTGGCTTAAGCAATTACTCCTCCGATGCGGCAATAGTTGAGTCACTAGGAGAGCAGCGCACAAGAATTGATCTCATTGATGAATTTGGTGAAATGTTCAGGGCTTTTAACAGTAAGAACTCGGACGTGAAGTCTAGGGTTGAGGGCTGCTTAAACAAGCTATACACCACAAGAGGCTGGTACGGCGGGCACTATACTAAAACGACCGGCTTAAAGGGCGCTTGCTATGATCCGTCTATTACAATCCTGGCCTCAATTCAGAATGAGATCATGATTAAGTACGCAAGCCCGGAAACCCTGTACTCCGGCTTTATGGGCCGCTTTATGTATTTTGTGGGGGACCCGGCGGCTGAGTACCTAGGCAATCAGCGATACGACCTAACCTACGCAATGGACTATATAACAAAGAGCATAAACGAAGTTTTGCCAGCTTATTCAATGGTAGGTAAGGACATCTTCGGAAAGCCTATTGAAGACACAGGGCTGCACAAGCCGGTTAGATCTCCTCTTACCCTCTCGCCTAAGGCGGAGCAACTCCTAGAGGATATAGACCGCGATAACTATACAAAGGAAAAGGAGCTCACTAAAGGCGGAGACGTGATCCAAGCGACAATTTTGTCGCGTGCCGGAATGATGATTGAGCGGATTACTTACATAATAGCCGCTTGTAACGGCGAGCGCACCATTACGGAAGAGCATGTAAGCCTGGCAAAGGAGATTGTATTCACGGCAAATGAGCAATCTAGATCCCTGTTAGCGCAATCTAGCTCGGACGGCGGAGAGAGAAAGATTATCAAAATACTTGAAAAGCTAAAGAAGTCGCCCGGCCATACCCTACCGAAGCGACAAATATGCAGAGACTTAAATCTTCGAGCCAGCGAGATGAAAGAGTTGGTCTCAACAATGCTGGAACGCGGAACCATAACCCTTGCGCAAAGCGAAAATAAGGGAAAAACCCAGGAATTGCTTGTTCTAAGTCAGGATCATTAAAACGTGTGTCGGTGTCGGTGAACGTGTCGGTGAGCAAAAACCGACGCAATGCGCGGCGTGTAAACGTAATCATATCATAACCTTACAGACCAAAAAAAACATGTGTCGGTGAATTTGGTGTCGGTAATATATATATCCCTTTTCCCCTAAAACAATAAACACCGCGTTATCACTTTTCCCCTTTACATCCGTCCCTCAAACCCTTATACCTCTAGTGATACCCTTTAGGGTTCACATGTGCGTGCTTTTGTGTTTAGGGTACTAAACACCAGTTTACTTAATAAAATTAAACATTTACAGCAAGTGGTGTGAACACTTGCTGAAAAAAAGCGACAAATGAAAAAGGCAAGCGTAAGCAAAAGACTCCCGCCCGCGCTCATTCGGGCGCTGCAAATGTGCGAAGAGATATTTGGCGCAGCAAGCGAGGCCAAGTCGCAGCTGGCCAAAAGTGACAGTAAGGTTCAGCAAGGAAAGAAACCATCCCCGCCCGCCGAAGAGCAGCTAGATCTCTTCGGGTTCAGGAAAGGCTATTGAACTTTCTTGGGCGAGCCAACAGAGAGCACGTCCAGGACCTCAACGGCTGTCTGGGGAACCGTTGCACTGAGCATGACAATGACGCACTCACGCTCTCCCATAACCTTGCTCATAGAGATAGACCAAACGTCTCTATCGTCAAAGCCAAATAGGGGACAGAATTGGTCCTCAAAGCATTTAATACGGTTTGAAACGTCGAAGCGCTTAGGCTTATTCTGCTTCGTCCATATGCGCTCAGGCTTGCACACTAGAAAGGCGTCGATCTGAAAGGAAGGGCTTTCCCCCCACTCCGCGGCTATCATTTGCTTATAGGCTTCTAGGCCCGTTAAATTAGCCAGGCGCCATCTCTCAACCTCCGCCTTGTATTCCTTCAAAACGGCTGAACTAACGCGCCCAACTTTAGGCACGTTCCTATACGCCTCATTGATGCTAGGCGGAAACGGGAAAGATTGAATGAGAATGGTTTTGTCCATATCGTTAAAAGTAGCAAACAATTAGAGGAAAAGTTAACATTTTTACTTGACGCAAGGCTCGGTGCGTTCAAAGATTAGAAAAGCTACAGAAAACAGGTTACACGTTAACCATAAATAAACTGTATTTAGTGCTATCTCAAGGAAAGGAGACGCATGGAACCAGTTGACAAAGCAAAAATTCCCTCTTGGCCCATCGAAGACCATGACGCCTTTGCTGAATGGCTCATAGAACAGCGAACTTTCGGCACTTCCTGGCGTAACATAGCGATAACACTAAAGATTTCACGTTCAACCTTTTACGAATACTTCGACAAATATCCTGACATTCGGACAAAAATAGACAAGATTGCTGATATGCAGCTAGACGAACAACTGCGACACACAGGCATGGAGCTCGCCCTTAGAGAGAAAGATCGTCAATTAGTTATGTTTATGCTTAAGGCTAAACTAAAGATGTCAGAGGCGCCCGCTCCTGTAGTCGAGGAAAAGCCTAAAGCTGAAGTGATTACCGAAGAAACTGCAAAAGAACTACTGAAAGAGCTCCGTGCAAAAACTGGTTGATGCCTTAGGCGGTCGATTTCATTATAAACAGTGCCTAGCTTATCTTGGATATAAGGCCGGGCTTACTGTTATTCTCCCAGCTGGAAGGCGCGCAGGGAAATCAGACTTCTTTGCTGAAATCCTCATTGAAGACGTTGAGAAGTATAAAAAGCCATGCCTGTACTTAGCCTCCACTCAAGAATCAGCCAGGGAAATCATGTGGCCCAAGCTATACGCTCGCATACTAAACAATAGGAACTGGAAGATTAACGAGTCAAAGATGGAAGCCGAGCACCTTAGAAGTAAGGCCGTGATCCGTATCCGCGGAGTAGAGAAAGTCGATAACTTAGCAGGTAAAGCATATCGAGTGGTTGTTGCCGATGAGTACGCTCTCTGGAAGAGAGACCCGGAGCTCACAGTTAAACAAATCCTAGTGCCGATGATTGCCGACTACAACGGGCAAATAATGTTCGGCTCCTCTAAGCGTGGGAAAAACCATTTCTTCGAGCTAGTCGAGCGAGCAAAGAGAAACGAGGACGATTACCTGGTTCAAGAGTTCACAATCTTCGATAACCCTTACATCTCGGAAAAGGGTAAACAAAGAATACTTAAAGAGTATGAATCAGAGGACGATCCCCTCTACCGGCAAGAGATCAAAAACGAGTGGGTCACTTTCCAGGGTATGGTGTTCGCTCTCCCTGCTGAATCCTACACAACAAAGCGCTGGGACCAAGCGGATCTAGATCACTCCTACCACATTCGCGGAGTAGACCACGGCTTTTCCCCAGACCCAACGGCTTGCGTGTGGCTTGCCTACAACGATAGGAAAGGCTACTGGCTCCTTTATTCCGAGTACAAGCAAACAAAGCTACTCATTCACCAACACAAAGAAATCATCACCAAACAAGAGCCGTTTATCATTAACGAGACAATCGCTGACATCGACCCGCAAGTTATCGCAGAGTACGATAACATTGGGCTCTCAATGACCCCAGCGGGCAAGTACGACAAACAGGCTAGGCTCCTGCTCCTAGTAAACGCGCTCAAAGCAGGACGGCTTAAGATTGCCGACAACTGCAAAATGCTCCTAAAAGAAATGGCCGCTTACGAGTGGGAGCAAGATGGAAACGATCACTTAATCGACGCTCTCTTATACGCCTATAACAACAACAAGATTGAAATGAAGAAAAAGGACGATGAGGAGGAATACAGACCTAATCGATACGACACTTACTCACAGGATTTCGGGTAAAGGTTTGAAGCCGGAGTAAGGAGCTCCGGCCTCAACAAAGCAGAAAAACGATTAGCTAATATATAGTCACTCAAGCAATCACGCTTGACAATAGAAAAGGATGACGGAACAATGGAAAATGAAGTTGTAGATACCACAGCAGGAACAACAGTAGACACCGAGCAATCGACTCTACAAGAAACAACGCATGAGGCTCCACAGCAGCAGGAAGAAAAATACTCTCCCTTTGCGTCTGGAAAAGAAAAGTTCAAGATCAATGGGGTTGAGGAAGAGTGGGACTGGGACACCACAAAACGGTACGCCCAACTAGGCAAAGCTGGCCAACAAGCCATGCAAAAGGCCGCTTCCCTCGAAAAGAAACAACGGGAAATCTATACGCAGATGAGAGAAGCTGCGATGCGAGACCCCGACGGCTTCCTGGAAGTTATCACAGGTCAAAAGCGCACAGCGGCTCCTCAGGATACCCAGGCGCAAGAAATTGATCCAAGGGACTTAGAACTACAAACGACAAGACATGAACTCGCTCAAATCAAAGATAGATTAGAGCGGGAAGATATTGAACGGGAGAAACAAGCCATTGAGCAGGAGCTCAATGCTGCTATTGAAAAGTATCCCGATTTTAACTCTAAACTGTTTAAGACGTTTGTAAGAGATGAATACAGAAGGGCTTTAAATAATGGCCTTGATGTCTCCCTTGAGGACGTTGCATTTCTTGCTGCTCAAGATCTCCGATCCGAAACACAAGAAAAGCAAAAAAGAATTGAAACCAAGCTGGAAGAAAACAAGAAACGCTCTCCGGTAATCACTCCTCCCCCTTCGAGTACATCGAGCGGTAAAGGAATGACACTAGAAGATGTAAAGCGTCTAGCCGGTAGAGCATAAACATAAGAAAGGAATTTTATGGCACAGCCTAGAGCAGTAAACATGGAAAATGCGCTATTTAAAGAGTTTTATGGATCGGGCGCAGATCAATCATTGGTAAACGCTAAGTCACCTTTGGCGGCTATCTTGATGAAAAACAAGAAAGTTGACTTTGTAGGAAAGCAATTCGTTCAACCTGTACGCTTCGGAAGCGCAGTAGGTCTAGGTTACAGAGCAAGCGGACAAAACTTGCCTCAGCCTGTATCTGCTCCTAGAGACAGTGCGATATTCAGCGCAGTTAGAGCCTATGCCACCGCTGAGTATGAGCGTGAAGCGATCAATGGTCGCCTAGCTGCGTAAGCAGCTATGTTTAAGAATCTCCGAAAATCGGTGAAAGCTGAAATGCTAATACCGAGGTCGAATTAAAGGAGTTAATCGACCGTAACGCGTAGGATCTGGAAGAAAAGATCCCAAGAGTCGGAGACAACCAGTAAACGGGTTGAAAATGTACGCTGAGCTAGTCCGAACGAAAGGACTAGAAGTGAGGGATAAAAAGCCCACACGGTAACAAAACGCATTGCAAGCAGAAATGACCGCGGCGCCTTCGCCAAGGTAACAATCGATGAAGTTGAAAGTGTACTAGAAGGGTACAATTTACACATGATCGAAAGAGCTCTATTCGGAGACGGATCCGGCAAGTTGGGCGAAGTTTCCGCTCTTTCTTCCGGCGCTGGAACCGAGGCGTCTCCATGGGTTGTTACAATGTCAACCTCTGGAACAAACGCTCCTAAGTACAAAAAGCGATACTTCCCAAGAGGAGCAAAGATTGACTTCTTTACCTCTGGCGGAACCTATCAATTGACCGCTAAGGTTGTTTCCTTTACGACCACAACCGTTAGTTTTGTACTTGTGTCCACTGGATCCGCTGTACAGCCTACAGCTGCCGATCTTCTTTACTGGGAAGGTAACAAAGACCAAGAGTGCGTTGGACTAAAGAAGATTGCTCCAGTTTCCGCTGGAACGCTTTATGGTATCAGCCAGAGCTCTAACCCAGAGTTCCGCGGTATCGTAAACAACCTAAACGGAAACACTCTTGCGTTTGACGATTTAAACCAAATCGTTAGTGACCTAGAAGATGAGTTGGGAATGTCTCCTAACTTGGCTGTATGTTCACACGCTACCAAAGCGGCTCTTAAGTCTCAGGCTGAAGAGCACAAACGATACAACGTGTTAGAAGTAAAATCGTCGGATACAAAGATCGGCTTTAAAGGAATCGAGCTAATGGGCGATGAGGGTCCATTTGCCATGATTTCCTCCCAAATGTGCGAAGATAATGAGATTTACTTCCTAAACACAAAATTTATGCAGCTAGTTATGCGTGAAGACTTTGGGTGGTTTGACGATGACGGAACCATTTTGCTCAGGGATCCCAACAAAGATGTTCTTGCGGCGCGTTATGGAGGGTACTTTGAGCTCTTCTGTTCAAAGCCCAACTCCGTTGGTCGGGTAAGAAACTTCGTTGTTTAATTGACACAGGGGGACGCTAAGTCCCCCTCTTAACTTTAAAAACTCTAACTTAGAAAGGTATACAAAAATGGCAAACAATAAAATTCAAGCCGAAGGAATGGAACACCGAGTTCTTAAGCTAATTCCACTAAGAGTAATTTGGACCGCTGGAACACCAAGCATTGCTTGGAACCCAGAGAATGAGTCGATCACCTTAACCGACAACGGTGCGGGTGATTTGACCATGACTTTTGCTAGCGCTTCCCTTATCCCACTTAAATTGTTGGGCTACGGAATCGAAGTAGCAGACGCAAACACTCTTTCCTTGGAAATGAACTTGGACGGAGCAGCAACCACAACTGTAATGAAGCTAGTATTCAATAGCGGTGCAGATGGCGCGACTGAAACAGATCCCGCTGCTTGTGACATGCTAATTGGAAAGTTCGTAGTAGCTTAATGACATAAAGGGGAGGCAACTCCCCTACTTTGGAGGTTTTATGCCCACAAGAATTATGAAAAGAGCACCAAAAGAGCCGAAGGGCTATATGGTGCATGGAAGAGTTGCGATCAGCGCAAGTACTCCGTCTATTGCTGCTGGTACTGGCTTTACCATTGCTGACACTGCCGTTGGAAAAGTAACAGTAACAATCAGCAAGCCTGGATCTGTAATTATCCCTGTTGCAATCCCTGTGGAGTCCACAGACGCAACTGGCTTTAGCTGCAAGATTCACGGCGTTCCATCTAGCTCAGACTTCATTGTTTCCATCTACCAAGCAGATGGAACAGACGGTGTGCTAGTTGATAACGTAGGCTTTTGTTTCAGCGCTCTAGTATTGGAGTAATATGATTAAGCTAAGAAGAGCAGTATCAACAGCTGTCACTCTTGGCACTTCGGATGCGGCAATCGTTGCAGAGAATGAGTCGAGAAAAAGACTTATTATCTGCAATGGTTCAGCTAATAACGTTTGGATCGCTTTCGGTGAAACCGCGGTTGTTGGAAAGGGAGTTTTCTTGGCTCCTTCTGGCGGTACGTTTGAAGTCGATCCGAGCGAAGTATACTGTGGAGATATTCGCGGTATATCTGAATTAGGTGCGGCTAATAAAATCGGTGTTGTTGAGTGGAGCTAATTTAATGGGACGCAAGCTAGTAAACAACCCAATCAAGACCGTAGTTTTCGAAGTACCAGAGGAAGTAAAAGAGAAGATTGCCTTTTTGGAGATGGAATTAGTCAAAGAAAAGGCAATCAAGAGAAGTGGTATCAAGGAAGTTATAAAGATCGAAGAGAAGATCATATACAAAGACGATCCCTCTTTGATTGCAAGATTAAACCAGACACTAAAAGAATTAGGGGAACTTAAACAGCAATCGGGCAAGGTTGTATATTTACCAAATTCAAAGGCGAGCGATCCTGTAATTAAGGAAGTTGTAAAAGAAGTTGTCAAAGAGGTACAAGTAAAGACCCTTGACAAAAAGAAACTCGCTTGTTTTTGTTTAATAGCATACACGGTCGGAGCGCTTAGCACTTTCGTAATTGAAAGGCTTATTGGTTACCCTTTCTTTTAAGAAAGGCTAAACATGTTTGGTCATAGACCGATTAGAACGATTCTAAGTGCGCCGTTTAACGTAACAACGACCTCTCAGCTTGTATTAGCTGCAAATGAGCAAAGAAAATTTGCTGAGTTTATAAACAATTCAGATGAAAATATCTTCCTATCCTTCGGAAGCGCCGCAGCCGTGGATGATGGGGTGAGAATATCCGCGGACGGCTTTTCCTACGAAATAGACTTTGCTAACCTTTGGTTAGGCGATGTTTTTGCAATTCACGGTGGAACGGGGAATAAGAAACTACTTATAAGGGAGTGGCGATAATGGGCGGGATTAGAGCTCCTCAAGATATTTTTTACAGAAGATGGAAAAGGGCTCAAAGCCTTATTCCTATTTGCTGCATAATATCTTTAATCATTGGCTTTGCTCTTGGTAGGCTGGTTTAAATGTCCAGGCTAGGCGGTGGACCAGGGCGGAGTACAGTAACACTAGCGGACGGCTCAACAGTAGTCGTTTCTGGTTTATTTACTGCAATGGTTGTTACCACTAAAGATGTGACAGACGTTGCGTCCGCATTGCCGCTTGTTGCGTTAACCGATAGAAACTCCATAACTATTTCAAACCTATCAACCACAGAAACGCTTTTTATTTCGAGCTCAGCAGGCGTAACTGCAAATAGAGTGAACGGAACAACAGCGGGTCATGAAATTGGACCCTTAGAGTCTTTCAATATTAACATTACGGATGCTATAGTTTTATTCGGAATAGCTGAAACAGGTAAAACGATAAAAATTAAGGTTATGGAAGTCGCCTAATGAGTAATCAAACACAAACAGCCAGAGTCAAACCGATACTTGCGACTAACCCGACGATATACAATCTTTCAATGCCCACGGCGAACAATGAGTATTCACAAGTTTTGAATAACTCAACAAAAAGGCTCATGATTAGGATGCGGACTAAAGGTAAGTGCCGTGTTGCTTTTGTTTCTGGAGATACTGCAATTCTTTATTTTACGATAGAAGCCGGTGCTGTATACTCAGATGATAACTTAGATCTATCAACAACAACGGTTTATCTAAGGAGTGATGTCGGGTCACAAATTGCTGAAATACTTGAATGGACGTAAAAAAGGGGGAATAAATGATAACTATTGATTCAATTAGTCACTTAAATCATAGCATTGCTATTATTGATAGCGCGGGAGATGCTCTTGCAATAGCGGCGGACGGTAGCATTGCGGTAACAGATAACGGCGGGTCGTTAACTGTTGACGGTACAGTGGAACTTGGTGCGGCGTCTCTTGCTGCTCTTGAGTCGATCACGGTGCAGAATCCGGGTGGCGCGAGCGCTGTAAATATTCAGGACGGCGGTAACTCAATTACTGTTGATGGCTCCGTGTCAATCACTGGAACCGTTGCTGTTACTCAGTCAACCTCTCCATGGGTTATCGGCGACGGCGGTGGATCCATCACTGTTGACGGTACTTTGGCTGGATTTTATGCCGAAGATTCCGCCCATGTGTCGGCCGATATTGGGGTTCAAATTTTATCAGTGCGTAGGGATGCCAATACTTCGCTTGTAAGCGCGGATGGTGACTATGCACCGCTCCAAGTTAACTCTTTGGGCGCGTTAAAGGTGGGTCTGTTTGATGGCGCTGGGGATCAACTAGCTATTAACGCAGATGGATCTCTCAACGCACAGTTTACTGAGTCTGGCT